GGGTAGATTGCGCAGGTAATCCAGCGAGGCCGCCTGAAAATGTAACGGCGCGCTGGCCATGGTGGTGGCGCGGTTGCACAGAATGTTAAAGGCAGCCGGCGAGGGCACACGCACAAATTCTGGCGGCGTGGGGGTGTCACCGTCAAAAAGGCGTCGCACCTGCAGCTGTTGCCACGCCGTGGCGTTCAGCTGTTTTTCAATAATATCAATTAATGACATGGCGGCACCTTAGCCAATTTGGCCCTAATTCCGCAAGGGTAGATTATAGTTAATTTGAGTGGGATGTGGCGGCGGGTCTATTGGCCCGGCTCTTCCGCCCCAACCACCATATGCGCGCTGGCAATATCGCGGTGCGGCACCACAAAATCACGCGGCTTGGGCTGATATTCACGCACGCACAGGCCGGTGGCGGTGCGCCGCACCAGCTCCTTGATCAGCACCGCGCGGCTATGCTTGGTAATGACCACGCCCTGACCGGGCATCAGCGGCTTGTGCGGATTGATGTAGAGCAGCTGACCGGGGCGGTACATGGGCCGCATGGAATCTCCCACCACATAAATCGCATAAGCATCTTTTACATGCGCGACAAAGCTGGGAGCGGGGCGATGGTCAATCGGCCCGTCTTCCAGAAACATCTCCTGATCGGTGCCGCCGCGTGCGGCCGAGCGCACCGGGATCATGCGCTCACGCAAACTGCTACCGCGATCATTAGCGATGCTGGTGCCGCTGTCAGGCAGCAGGTCAGCCGGCAGGCATTCAAGCGGTGTGGATAGCCGCAACATCCAGTCCAGCGTCAGGCGGCGCTCACCACGTTCCAGCTTGTCGATCTGGGCGCGCGAGGTGTCGCTAGCATCAGCCAGTTGCTGCAGGGACCAGCCCTTCTTCTGTCGCCATTCGCGGATGCGGTTCACAGTTGCGTCTCCTTGCGTCACGCCGACTATACATCGGTATGTATCCAAATTGTATATCAATATAGTGATTACAAATCAATAATAACTTGACATCTGTATCCAATTCGGATACAACTTGTTTCCAGACTGGTTCGCCGTTCTGGGCCGGTCAGATAACCTAAAACCACTTAGGGAACAGGCCATGAACAATGACAGCACAGTCGTTGGTTGTCCGCAACCATGCGCTGAAAAAACCAGTCAAATCAAAGGCAGCTCCATGCCCTCCGCCTATAGGGGTATGGTGACTCAAGGGACCGATCGGCAAATGCATATTCCGGCCTATTCCGGCGCGCTGCGCTCGCAGTTGGCGCGGCTGCAACTCAGCCGTCCGCGCACCAGCGAAGAGATGCGCAAGCTGGCCGAACAGGTCTGGCGGCAGCGCGGTCTGGCGCTGATTGATCCGCTGCTGATCGATGATGATTTTGCCCGTCAGGCCCTCATCAACGAAGCCAACCGTCTCTATGGCCGCAATCCGCTGGCCGCTGCTATCACCGCGCAACCGGAAGGAGTGTGAATGAGCAAACGTCGCTATGTCTCTACCCGTTACCGCAGCTTTGATCTGGCCGATCATGGCACGCCCGAGCGCTGGCAGCATTCTGCGCATGAATATGTGCAAACCGGTCATAACGGCCTGCTGGCCATGCGCGCGCTGGAAGAATGCGCGCTTGACCGCTGGCTGATGATCGGCGCCATCACGCGTGAAGAACATGAAGCAGGCATCGCCCTGCGCCGTGACTATATCCACGGGCAGGTCAGTCTGCTGGCCAGCCGTGTGTATGATGGCGTGCGGGCGCCTACGCCCGGCGCCGCCTGGCAAAGCCCGGCCGAGCGGCGTGACGGTAAGGCCGAGCAGGCCTATCGCCGCTGGCGTGAGGCGGTGCGGGCGGCAGGCTTGCGCTTGTCGGTGGTGGCCATTGCCGTTTGCTGTGAAGATGCGGCGCTGGACTGGGCCCGGCGCGATGAGCTGCGCGCGGCGCTGCAATTGCTCCAGCGGTTTTATAACTGTCATTAGGTGTGTGAACTGGTGTGTTGCTGTGGCCCGGGGTGCAAGCCCCGGGTTTTTTTTATGGGCTCTTTTTTTATGCATGATGCCGTTTACGAATACGATGGTATTTACGCCAGAAAAGCACAAATATACTCATTTTGTTCTTGACATTAGAGGCCACCTGTAGTATTGACTTTGATACGGCGTACTATGCCTGCAGCGCACCGGCCGATCTCGGTAGGGGCGCTTGCGAGTTAGGCGCGTCCATCCACTTTCTTACATTCAGGTTTCAAGATGACTGACAGCGATGCCATTGCGGCGCCGCTGCGCGCCCGCGTGCAAGCGCTGGCGGCAGTGGGGGCGGCACCGGCTGACATTCGCCAGCTCTGCGGGGTTCTGCCCGACGGCCAGCTGATGAGTGCCAGCCTGTTTGAGCAAACATTCAGCCGCGAGCTGGCGCTAGGCGCCGCGCAGGCCAACATTGAAGTCAGCCGCTCCCTGTTCACGCAGGCGACCGAAGGACGGCAGAGCACGGTTCTGCTGGCTTGGGCGCGGGCGCGGCTGGGCTGGGGCGAGGGAAGCGAGGCCCGACATGATCACGACACCAGCGATACCGACAGCACCAGAGCTCTGGCAGCCTTACAGCTCCTGCTGGACCAGCTGGCCGCCCGCAAGGCAGGCGGCCTTGCGTCAGCGCCTGAGCTGGCTGGCGGCAGCGCGGCCCAATCAGCTCCCCCCGGTCAGTGACTGGCATACCTGGTTGCTGCTGGCCGGGCGCGGCTTTGGCAAAACCCGGGCCGGGGCCGAGGCTTTTGCCTGGCAGCTGTTGCGGCATGATCAGTGGCGTGGGGCCATCGTTGCCCCCACCATGAACGATGCGCGTGACACCTGTGTTGAAGGCGAGAGCGGCCTGCTCAGTATTCTGCCACCTGCCTGTGTGCAGACCTGGAACCGCTCGCAAGGGGAGCTGTGGCTGTTTAATGGCAGCCGCATCAAGCTGTTTTCGGCTGACGCGCCCGAGCGTTTGCGCGGGCCGCAGCATCATGTGGCGTGGGGTGATGAGCTGGCCGCCTGGTCAAGCCCGGACGCGCTTGACCAGCTGCGCTTTGGCCTGCGCCTGGGGCAGCATCCGCAATTCATTGCCACCACCACGCCCAAGCCGCTGCCGTGGCTGCGCGCGCTACTCGCGCAAGAGGGGCAGGGCGTGGCCATCACGCGCGGCCATACTTTTGAGAACGCCGCCAATCTGGCGCCATCGGCGGTGGCCGAATTGCGCAGCCGCTATGACGGCACCCGTCTGGGCCGTCAGGAATTATATGCCGATGTGATCGACGAGGTGGCGGGTGCGCTCTGGCAGCCTGACCAGCTTGATGCCTTGCGGGTGAGCCATGCGGGCGATTTGCAGCGACTGGTTATTGCGGTTGATCCGGCGGTGACAAGCGGCGCCAGTGCTGATGCTACCGGCATTGTAGCCGCCGGGCTGGGGCAGGACGGGCATGTCTATGTGCTGGCCGATGTCAGTTGCCGCACTACGCCCGACAGTTGGGCGCGCAAGGTGGTGGCGCTGTTTGACCAATTACAGGCCGATCTGGTGATCGGTGAAGTGAACCAGGGAGGCGATCTTGTTGAAACACTGTTACGCACGGTGGCACCGCATCTGCCGTATCGCGCGGTGCATGCCAATCGCGGCAAGGTGCTGCGCGCCGAGCCGGTGGCCGCTTTATATGAGCAGGGTCTGGTCCATCATGTTGGCCGCCTGCCAGCGCTTGAAGATGAAATGTGCCGCTTTGCGCCCGGTGCGCTGGCTCTCTCGCCTGATCGCGTGGATGCGCTCGTCTGGGCCATCACCGAGCTGAAGCTCAACCAGAGCCAGCCGCGTCTGCGCCATCTGTAACAACAGCGTGCCGCATCATGCATGACCTGCCCCCAATCAGTTGAAAGGAAAATCATGTTCAATTTCTGGAAAGCCAAACTGCACAGCCGGCCTGCGGCCAAAGCCAGCCGCAGCGGGCCGGTGCTGAGCATCAGCTCGCCGGGTCAGCCGCGCTGGACGCCGCGCCGCTATGACCGTCTGGCGGAGGAAGGCTATCGCCGTAATGTCATTGCCTTTCGCTGCATCCGCGCCATTGCGCAGGCCGCCGCCGCTATGCCGGTGTTGCTGTATGAGGGCACGCGTGAGCTGCAGCAGCATCCGCTGCTTGCGCTGTTGCAGCAGCCTAATCCGCAGCAGGGCAAGGCCCAGTTGCTGGAGGCGCTCTATGCCTATTATCTCATTACCGGCAATGCCTATGTGGAGGCTGTGCGGGTTGATGCCAGCAGCGCCCCGCGTGAGCTGTGGGTGCTGCGGCCCGACCGCGTGAAGGTGGTGCCCGGCGCGCAGGGCGTGCCAGCGGCGTATGAATATAGCGCGGGCGGACGGCAGGTGCGCTGGCTGGCCGATGCGCTGACTGGCCAGAGTGATGTGCTGCACTTCAAAGGCTTTCATCCGCTGGATGATTGGTACGGCCAAGGCCCGCTGGAAGCGGCGCTGCAATCGATCGACCAGCATAATCAGGCCAGCAGCTGGAACCAGTCATTGCTGCAAAACGCGGCGCGTCCGTCCGGCGCGCTGGTCTATGCGCCCAAGGAAGGCCCGGCCCTGCTCAGTGAGGAGCAGTTTGCCCGCCTCAAGCAGGAGCTGGAAGAACAGATCGAAGGCGCGCTCAATGCCGGGCGTCCCTTGTTGCTGGAAGGCGGGCTGGATTGGCGCGCCATGTCGCTGAGCCCAACTGATATGGACTGGCGGCAGGGGCGTGATGGCGTGGCACGTGAGATTGCGCTGGCCTTTGGTGTGCCCGCGCAGCTCATAGGTCTGCCAGACAGCCAGACCTATGCCAATTACCGCGAGGCACGCATGGCTTTTTATGAGGATACCGTGTTGCCGCTGGCCTTTGCCCTGCGTGATGCGCTCAATAACTGGCTGACACCGTTATTCGGCCCCACACTGCGGCTGGATTATGATCTGGACGCCGTCTCGGCGCTCAGCCCGCAGCGTGAGGCGCTGTGGGCGCGCATCAGCGCAGCTGACTTTTTAACCTCGGAAGAAAAACGCCAGGCGGTAGGCTATAGCGCCAGCAAGCAGGTTTAGATCGCCAATTAGATCGCAGGCTTGGCCGGATTGAGCGCCGCGCGGCAGCGGGCAAACTGGGCCAGACCGGCTTCGGTCAGCGGCTGTTTCTTGCTGTCATCGCTGCTTTGGATGAACCCGCGGATTGAGCCATCCGGGCTGACCTGGCCCATAATGCGGATCGTGGCTCTGGCTCTGTTATCGGTGAGCTCAGACGTTTCCATCAGCTTGGCAATGAATGTGCCGTTGTTATTGCGCGGCCAGCTCACATACATGCTGGCAGCAACGGGCTGGCCTTGGCTATGCGGCAGCTTGGCTGCCGTATTCATGAAAGTCTGCTGGATATTATTCTGTGTGTTGACGGCAGCCAGATCACGGCCGGTCAGGAAGGTGAATACGCTTTGCATCGGCAGTTCATCACGATCAACCTTGGGGCCAAAGGCAATGCGGTCGGCAAAGTTGTTGAGCAGGCTCTCGGCCGCTTTGAGCGGGGCGAGTAAAATGTTCTTTTTCATGATCAGTCCTCGCCAGGTTAGAGTTTGCAGCCCAGCAGCACGCGTATCCGGCGGATGCCGTTGAGATCTTCGCGCGTGAGTGGATGGGTGTTGGTAGCGCCGGTGCTGGTCACACGCGTGCTGCATTCGGCATAGACGCGGCCATTAGGGCCAACTTGGCCACGCACGCGCATCAGGTCAACCATCGGGTTATCTTCAGAGGCCTGCGGGTTCTTGGGGTCAATCCGGTGGGCGGCGACATGAAAGGCAAAGCGGCTGGCGTCATTGCCCATCCAGTGAATGTTCAGTTCAAACTGGCGGGCAGCGGGCACCAG